TGTAGCCCTGCTACTGGTTAATAATTGTTATAATGATATAACTAAAGGTTATAAGCGTCAAACTATCGTCAGATATTAAGCGCTTTCTATTCTTTCTTTGGCTATTTTAAAATAATTTTCATCTAGCTCAATGCCGATAAAGTTTCGATTTAGGTTTTTAGCTGCAACTCCCGTTGTGTTGGAAGCTGAACTCATAAACTCTCTTTATCCAGTTATAAAACTCACTTTCAGTCATTGTGTTTTTTGCTGTATTGCAATGTTTGCAGCAAGCTACGCTATTATCTACCGTGTAACCTTTTGAGCTATCAATCCTGTCTATGCCGTTGCACCTTAAGATATGGCTAGATAATCTTTTTTGCTTCTTGCTCTCGTTTAATCTGTCCTCTATCTCTTTTGAGTATTCAAGCCCGCAGTATTTACACGGCGATTTAGATAGAAAACTAAAAACTTCAAAGCTAATTGTTTCTGTGAATCCTTTTTTCTTATCTCGCCTTTTTAGGTGGCTATATTGCACCTTTAAAAGTGCGTTTTCCCTATCTTCGTAAATGCCATATTGGTTACCCTTTCTTGCTAACACCTCTGCTTTTAAGCATCCGCAGCTATTTGACTTCCCGCTAGAAAGGTTGTCAGCCACAACAACCTTTTCATTCCCGCACTCGCACAAGCAAAGCCACAAGTGCTTATTTCTATGGTCTTTGCCTGCGTGCGATATTACAGTTAATCTTCCGTGCTTATCACCAGTTCTATCTTTAAATCTAGGCACTTGATGCGCTCCTTAATCCTGTTGACGCCTATATCGAAATAACCATTGTCTAATTCTATTCCGATAAACTTACGATTAAGATTAACACATGCAACCCCTGTAGTAAATGATCCAGCCGTAAAATCCAAAACCGTTTCGCCTTCATTAGTGTAAGTTTTGACTAGGTATTCCATTAGTGCGACTGGTTTTTGTGTGGGATGCACACCTCGCTGCATTGGTATTTCTAAAATGTTCGGCTGGTATATAAAATCGCTGTTACCGGACAGCACCCTTTCCGAATATTTTGTAGTTTCCGCCTTTGTTGCATCTATGTAATTCCTTGGCGCATTATTCCTCTTATTTTCCTCTTTTCTGGGGATTTTCGTTACATTAAAAGTTGGTTGTTTTTTGTAAAATACACAGATATTTTCGTGATATTTCGGTGGTTGTTTTTTGCACTGTAGCGGGTTGGTCGGCCTTTCTTTTTTCCAAATGAATTCGTACCTAAACATCTTCATATTGGAAGCAATTAGCGTGGTGGTAAACGGCTGGCTTGCTGTCATAACAATTGCGCCATTAGGTTTAATAATTCGCTTCAATTGCTCCCACATAGGTTCAAGCGGAATTATCGAATCCCATTTACAAGCAGTTGTGCCATAAGGCGGGTCGGTCAATATCATATCAACTGAACCGCTTGGTATTTCTTTCATTCTTTCTAGGCAATCGCCTTGCATTAGTGTAATCATTTTACTCTCCTATATAACCTTTTAAAAATTCATTCTTGCGCATGTACTCAAGTATTTTCTTGTTCTTCTGTGCCATTTCTGCGAGTGTTAAAGGTTCACCCATGCGATTAGCTAAAGCATCCCTAAACTCTTGCGCGCTTAATCCTGCGTTTCTGAATATCAAGCCGCGTGATTTTCCTAACACTTCATCTTGCACCGCTGCTGGTTGTCTTTTAAGTACATCATAGTACTGCTTAGTTGCGTCAACCTGTCCTTTTTCATCTTCAAAGTTAGCTGAGCGTGTTGAGCCTGTGCGGTTTAGCTTGTCATTGTAAAACTCTGCCGTTATCTGACTGCGACAGCGATAATGAAAGGCCGGCTTAGGATTGTAGTTATCAGAGTATTTAAAAGTCTTACCATCAAAATATCGACACGTTTCAGACGTTCGAGTATCTAAAGTAGCTAAAATTGTATAGCCCCAAATTATGTCGTCATTCTGCCTGAATATCTCATCGCGTGAAGTCGAAGCAATATGAGTTACCGCAGTCCTAACAATTGTTTCAGCTTCTCGCCTGGAAGCATCAATAATTCCATCCGTGTACTTTTGCGCTCTAGTTCCAATAATTGTTTGCGTCATCTCCTGAAGCGTTAAGCCTTGAGAGAATCCGCCAGATATAACGCTTGCAACTTTACGGCTGTTATCGCCTAGCCTCTCTATCATTTCGTCAAAGTCAACGAATGAGTTATTGCCGCCAATGGCTAAGGGGTTTTTAGTTACTGCCGCCCATAGCTTTCTATTTGACGGTGATTCGACAATAACATCAGTTACTACGGATGCTTGAATGGCTTGTGTTATAAACTCAGCTTCATCAGCAGATAGCGCCTTAAACTGCTCATAGTAAAGCGCTGTGATATCTTCATACACTTGCGCTGTCTTTGCCTCAACATCATCTAATAGCTTCTGATAGCGCTTTCTAGATGCAATGGTAGTACCTTCGCGGTTAATTCGCTCACGCAGCCATTTAGCAAGCTCTTGAAGTGCTTCGGTTGTTTGCTTGTTTAGAGATGAAGCAAAGCGTTGGTCTAATATGCTTCGGTTTGTTAATGCTGCAAAGAGTTCGGGAGATTGCATAAAAAAGCCCTAATTTGATATAGGGCAATTATAGCATGGTGGGGAATTTAGTTAATTAAAAGTGTTCTTCACTGCTTTTTGCTTGTGCATCTTTTTTGATTATAGCCGCCACTTTTGACGTATAAAATACCGCAGCCGCTATATTTGCCGCAAATGAAACATCACCTAGCTTACTAATATTGTCAATAACCTCATTATTCATAACTATTTCAGCCTCTAAAGCTGCTATATAAGCATCTTTTGAAAGCTTACCTTTTAGCTTTTCGCTTTTAATCATTTTCTACTCCAAATTTAAATAATAGGTGTCATTATGCGTTTGTATTTGCTTTTAGCATTGCAATGACATCTTTGCCGCGCTTACTTCTTGAGCTGAAAATACGGCCTTTTATACCCATTTTGTTTGTAGACGGCCAATATTCAACTTTATCGCCATTAGCAAGATAAGCAAACCAGTGATAATCAGTATGCTTATTCCATATCGAATCATCAGCATTCTTTAGGTTGTTAATTTTCTCTTGCTTGCGTTTTTGCTTCATTATGTCAAAGCTTTCTCTCATATCACCCATTTTTACTCTCTTACTTATCATCTAGGAAATAATTGGCTAATACTCTCCTTAAAGCCGTTATGAAACAGCCTTAGAAGATAACCAATCTCATCATCTGAGGTTATGGCTAAGCTACAAAATACAGGTTTATAGCTCAATAGTGTTTACGTGTCTGTCACGCCCTAGCACTGCACACTATCAATTAATAATCACAATGGGAAACCGAATAAAACGCCAGTTTAGGTTTTGCTTTATGTGAATATTAACTCAACTCTCACAGCTCCGCTTTGCTAGGTATCAGCTAACGGATTTATCAAGGTAATGGCTCAGTTACAGTTTGCCCCGACATTACCAGGACAAGCAAAGGTAGGATTATAGAAACAAAAAAGCGCTTACAGGTGACCTCTGGTCTGAGGGGAAAGTGATAAAACCCTCGAAGTCACGTGTAAACGCTCTACCTCTTTACTTTTAAGCCGACCAAAGCTTGTAACTGAATTATACACCACATAACCAACAGTGCAAACCTAAGATGTGTGTTTCAATACCCTTTCAGCAAGCGCGATAACCTGCTTTTCTGTTAAATGCACCTTTGTTGATCCGTTATTATTGAATATCTCAAGCTCATATTTATCTAAATCAATATGATGCAAAGTTACTTGCTCTTTATCTTTCGTTTGCATACAAATCATTTTTCACTCTCCTGTTTAAGTTTTGCTAAATCTAGCTCGTTAACATCTAAAAGTTAAATACCGATTAGTTATATGTATATTCCAATTTGTTACTTCACCGCAACAAAATAATCTAATAGTATTCAGCTATCGAAACAAATGGAGTAAATAAAATGACAGATAACATATTCGCACCTGAATCAATGAGTGATTTATCATTCACGCAAACAACTATGCACATGAAGCGTTACTGCGCTGCTCAAGACGTTAAACACCTGATTAAAACACCTAGCCAACTCGCAGAGGCCCATAACAAGCAAATGAAGCGTGTAATTATTCGTAAGAATGGCGTAGTTGTTAGCGATAAATTAGGGTATGCAAAGCCAAGCGCAAAGAGATATAAATATGGCTCGTAAAAAGAAGTACAACAAAATGAAAGGTGCTCTAGCTTGTGCTAGGGCTGGCCTTAAAAATCTAGCGGTGTTTCATAGTCAAATTGATGGCAATGAAAAATACACTGCGCACATGTTGAATTTTAAAACAGGTCGCTCTATTGATGTTGGTTATTCAATGGCTCAAGCTGTGTCAAAAATTCGCCACCTATGGAATATTCACCTAATCGCGGTTGGTGTGGAAAGCAATGGTAAATCACGATTTGAAGTTGAAGAAGTAAAGCTTACTGAGCCTCTTTTACAGTCTCAGCTAGTGGATTACCTTAATGAAGCGCATGAAGCTCTTGCAGAGAGTTTTAGAGAGCGCAACACGCTTACTAATCTATGCTGGTTAGCTGTGCCTAATGGTGATTCAATCAGTAATGAACAAATTGATAATATTTTAACAGTTAGAAGAGCTTGGGCTTTAACAGAGCTTGTTAGCTAAACAAAAGCCCCGATAATGGGGCTCTCTTTTCTAGTCTAAATTCATATTTTCGCTAGGTATTTCATTGTTTAGCCTTTCCTTATAGTCCATAGCAGTATCACCATCAAGTGATAGGTTGTTTTCCTTCATAACCTTGAATAGATACTCGTCAGGGTACTTACCTTGAAAATTCATTGTCACCAACTGCTGCATCATTTGCGGGCTAATGCCGTCATCATAGAATTTACGGTTAAGCTCTAAAATAAACTCATCAGGCTGGCCGTTTTGATTGTTAAACATCATCATCCACTTAATGACATTTTTATCACCAGCTTCAATGTTGCTAACGATTCCTCCTAAACTTGCAAGGCTTGAGCTTTTGCGTATTCTCGCCGCTTCCGCTGTTTCGTTTTGGCCTACAGTAATAATCTGCGCGCCAATCTGCGCCATTGAATCAACGTCTTTATCCATTGTTTGAAGTAGCATTGAGTCAACGCTAATCTGAGCCAGTCCAATTTCACAACCAACATAAGCAGAGCCACCGAATACAGGCGAGCCACCTTCTGCAATGCCGTTAATCTGCATAAACTCCTGCGGTGATACACCCTCATTCAAGCTGAATGTCGCAGTTGGGCAGCTAAACAGCCAAGTTGCCTGCCTCATACTCGCATCAGAGTTAAACAATGCAATATTAATCTCAGCTATCTTGTAAAGTGGAAGTGGATCAACGCTTGGCGTGTTATCAATCGAACCGTAAAACTGAAACGGGATAAAATCAAGCTTCTGTCCATTGCCTAAAGTAGGTTGATAGATAATTTCGTTAGTGCCATCATCAATCTTTACGTTGTAATAACCATCAACATCGAGATAAAGCTCATAACAAACATTAAACTCAACACGATTAGGTGAGCCACTAGAAAAGTCTATTTCAGTGCGGCACTCCTCCAAACGAACGTAGTTTAGTTGCTTGCGTCCGTTGATAATCTTTTCTGAGCAATCTTTAATATCCTCAGCCTTGAAAGCTTGAGCTCTAGCGTATAGTTGGTTTTGCCTAATATCTGCCGCTGTTCTTTCGCCACTCGACCCTGGATAATCAACCCAAACGCCATAACGACCAACTGAACAAACCTCCCTAATCTTTTCTTTTAAGCTGTCGTAGTAACTATTTCCTGAGCGCGTAAATGTTTCGGTAATGTAGGCTATAGACTCAGGAAGATCTTGCTCTTGATCATCTATGCTTTCACCGGTCAATTTATAAGGTCGCATCATTGCTGCACCGCATAAAATATCAAGCGTATTACCTACATAGTTTTTAAACACGGCTCGGTTAGCAAAAGCGTAATAGGACTCATCGCTAATGTCTGGCGCTCTTACAATGTAGCCATGATTCACGCTTTGTTGATGCTCATAAACACAGCTTGCACCTCTACAGGCTCGCTGCTTTACCATGTCATTGATACAGTCGCGCACTAACTGATATTTTTTATAGTTGAGCGCATATTCTGGATTTACTAAAGTGTTAGTCATATTTATCTCATTTTTAATCCGCCTGTCCACATAGGCTTGATTATAGGGTATTCATAGGCGATATAATAGCCACCAGCGTCGTTAACGTCTTCTGTGCCGTCTTTGTCTGGCTCACCTCTGTCATTGTAAACCTGCTGTTCTAGCTTTTCTGTATAGTGCGGGCAAAGCTTAGTGTTAATAAATAAAGTGCGCTCACCTTTCGAGTTGCAGAAAGCAGCATTCATTGAGTTCACTCTATCTTTTACCGGTGGGTTCTTTGATTTTGCTCTAACTGTAAAGCCTGCATTTTTAAGTAAGCTTATATCAGTCTCACTTGCTCCGACTGATTTGCGATTTTTACCTGAACTATCAGGGTAAACATAAATAGTGTTAAGCTTTTCAAACTCACCCTCTGACACCTCACGCCAGTATTTACGCTTAATCAACCTAATCATTTCAGGCGTATCATAAGCATCTATAAACTCATCGACTGCATGAGGCTTGCCATTGCGTAAAACATAAACAACAGCGCACATTCGACCTACGTTAAAGTCCATACCGATGTAAATAGATTCACCCTGCTGGTATTGCTCAGTTGAATTGTTTAGCTGCCTATCGAATTGCGGATAAACTGTGCCGCTTGTTAAGTTAACAAAGTCGCCATTAATGTACGCTTCAATCAGGTTTTCTGGGTAAGTCTCCCTAAGTGATTGCACGTAATCCTCTGGCAGGAACGGATTGCCAAGAGTTGAAGCCTGAACCATTTGATACATATCACTAGCTTGTTTTACCCAGCGCTTATATACAAATCTAAAGCCCTCTGGGGTGGTGTATGCGCAAACCCTATTGAATGAACCTTCACCTATACTTTGGCGGTTACGAGCAATTATCTTATTCCAAGCTTCACGCGCATGATCTTCTTTTAAAGTATCTATCTCATCGACATGAGAGCGGTATGTTTGATAACCAACTATTCTAGCCGGATTATCCAAGGTTCTAAGAATAAAATCACCAATCTGATTTGATGATGTGTAAATGACATTCTCAGACTTGTTGTATTTATACCTTATACCGTACTCTGTCAGCTTTTCTTCCATCCTTGGCGCCATGATTAACCTTACCAAGTCGTAAGTAGGCTCATACAACCCTATAAGCGCGTTAGGTGAGTGTGTGGCATCCATAAAGGCTTGGTTTGCCATGGTTTCAGACTTTCCAACCCCAAAGCCACCAACAAAAGCAGGGTATTTGCAAGTTAGATTGTGAAACCTTGCTTGGTCAGGTGTCGGTTTAATCTTTATTGTTCGCACCAACAACCTCTATTTGTATTTTACCTATTGGCGTATCATCAGCAGTTTCAACCTCTCGCTTATCTCTCCAAAGCTCAGGCTGCCTGTTCTTTAGCCAAAATATCTGTGCGGTAGTGTCACCAGCAATATGCTTTACGTGCTTTACCTTCTTAAAGCTTCCGCCACCTTCGCCGCCGCTGGTTTCCTCTTCCTTCTCCTCTGTTACAGAATAGCCCTTTGCTCGATTAAATAGAGCATTGGCAACTTCTGCATCAGCTTTTACCTTACCCTTTTTTAAGGACTCAAAAAAACTTGGATGGTCTTTCTTCCAGTTATTGATTGTTTGCTCTGTCACACCAAAGAAATTAGCTAGTTGCGTGTCTTTGGCGCCTAACAGGCAATAATTGTATGCTAGGTCATCATACTCTGGTTTGTAGGCTGTTGGCCTGCCGTTTGATTTGTCATTCACTCATTATCTCCTGATAATTAAGCGCCCTATCTCCTGATAGAGCATCTAAGTTATTATAGCTTATTACAGGTAATAAAAAACCCCACTAAAAAGTGAGGTTTTGATTTGTATTTAATTCCAGGAGTACTTTCCAGTTAAAACAAAATAAACTGAAACAGGCCAAAGTAACGATGAGACAAGAAAGTCAGCAAATGTTGAGCTAACACCATGCTCTCTTACCATATCTTGAGCCGCCTCCTTGAATCCATTTTTGCAGCTGGTTAAGAATTTGAAAAAATTTATTTCTTCACGTCTTTTAATGCAGCCTATAAGTGCCATTAAACAGATTGATGAGCTTATAGCTGAAAAACCAATACATATCCACCACAAAACAATCTCTATAGCATTCATTTTAGCTCCTTGTTTAACTCTTCCGCCCACAATGACAAATAACTAACACCATCCAACAAGCTATCATCATGCAGTCTTGATTTATCGCTATTCTGCCTTACAACTTTAACGCAAGCTAAAAGCAAACAAACATCAGAGCCGCTTAGCTTTTCACCTGTTAAAGCATTAAACGCTTTTGCTGCTGCGTCGAATGATCGCTCACCTGTGCCGCTTGAATCGTATTGCTTACCCCTTTCCGCTTGCACCTCGATACACTCGTTAAGGTAATCAACAGATGTTTTAATCTTCTCTTTCTCACCATTCAGCTCAATCATTTTCCTCTCCATTGTTTAAATTAACCAAATCTTAATTCATTAATTGAAGCTTTAGAAATAACTTATTGGAATATAGATATAACAAAACCGCATTAACGCGGTCTATATTTGGAGTGGGATTTTTTGAAGTCTTTTCTTTTTTTATTCACTTTTAACTTCTCCCTGCATTGGCAATTTGATTGCACCAGATGAAATGCTATTACTAACAACAAGAACGAGGCATACTATAAATATCCAAATGCCGTTACGAATAAAGCCCGCTTTTGTTTCTTGCTCATTTTTGGACTTATCCCAAACAGGTTTATATTCCTCCCTGTCTGATATGCGCTGCGTTTTCATTGCCTGTATTTCTTGATTCATAGCGGCCAAAGCTTTGTCTTGAGAGTCCATTCTTTTATCTCTATGCTCATTATCAGCAACCACTTTAACCAAAAGTTCATTTGTCTCTGTTAGCTTCTGCGCTATATCTTTCAAGTCTTGATGTATTTGCTCGTTTGTTGCCATAGTAAGTTAAGTTTAAAAATTCACCGTGTTTATACCTATAGTACAATAAATAGATTGTTAAAACCAACCTGCCCACCGCGTACATAATTAATGAAGTAGCCCAGATGCTTTTGAATTCTTCGCCAATCAATAAGAGACAGAAGGAGAGATACATAAATGATATTGACATATATCTCATAGCGGTTAAAAAGTGAATCATAAATATTGTACCATCCTAGATATTCAAATATCACTCCGCATCCCATTGCTAGAGTTACAGCGCTTAAAGCAAAAGCAGGTATGCAAGCGGCCTTTTTAAGTTTGTAATAATACTCAAACATGTATGTTGCTGATATAAAACATAACAACCAATAAACTTCCGCAGGTTGTGCCGCTGTTAATATAAAAGCGATGTTGCAAATAACCAGGTGAACAAAAACAGGATAGCTGCGCAACTTAATAGAGGCTATCAAGAATGCAGCAGCTAGGCTTATATCATTTAAGTCGCTTAGAACCGCCAGTGCGGCGTTTTTTAGTAGACATAAATCGTTCTCCATGCTTATCGCTCCTCGGTATGTAAATGTTAATAGGTTTTAGATCTAAGGTCAATTTTACAACAGATAATAAAAAGCCACCTGTTAAAGTGGCTTTACTTACTCTCGTTCAATGTAATACACCATGGGAAAAGCGTATTTGGATGGTGCGACAGGACTCGAACCTGTTTTGCAAAAGCGAAATTATCCGGCCTAGACGCTTCGCAGAGATGCAAATTAAACCTTAATAGACCACTAAACAGATAAACACTAATTGCCCGGGTGTGTATTTATCTGCGGTTTTGCGCACCATTCAAATAAACTCTAAAAAATGCCTGCAACTTAATGCAGGCCAAGGAATTATTTTTCGTCTCAATCCTCGAACTACAGTCTCCATTATTAATTAAAAGATTATAGTTTAAGGTTTTCTAACTGCTATCTCACGACTGTAGTTAGTTTGTTACAACCCACTTTAACGCAAGTGAGAGCGAGATTTATCACCTCCAATCTATTGAGGGCCGTCTTTCCGTAGCTGTCAAACAAAGATTATCAGGCCTTCCGCCATTAAACCCGATGTAAACAGTATAGCAAAATCGGTGAGTTTGTTTAATACCGTTTAGCTATATGCTTATTCTTTTTGGTTATTTAAGTAAACTTAACCAGCTTATCAACAATACTGCCTAGTCGAGTATTTCTATTAACGCCAACGCTTCCAAATAATAAATACTGAAAAGGGATTGATATTAAAATCAACGGGTAGACCCAGCATAGATTCAATCTATTTAAAAAACTACGCTTGCTTCTTGACTCGTATTTATAAACAACATAATCACCACCAGACCAAGAATTTTCATCAACAATCATAAACTCTAACACTTGTTCGGCTGTTGGATTTTCTTCTTTTGTTTGTTTTTTGCAGTCGTTAATTAAGGAATTTATACTAAAGTAATCCTGTCTTACTTTGTTCTTTTCAATCATTTCACTATCACCTTATAACTATTTACCAACCATGCAGGCGCTAAGATTTTATAGTCTCTGCGCCAACCTAAAGACTGAGCTGTTTGCTTGCCGTTTACGTGCTCGTTTCTGGTTCTGCATTTACTCATAATCACCTCGATCGACCAGACTTACACAATGGCTTTTACAATGCGCTCGCCATATAAATAAAACAGAGCCTTTGTTATTGCCGCTTGCTGGCTTTTGCGTATCAGCATTTATAAACGATAGCCGACCACTAATAAATCTTACTTCATTACAGCTTTCATAAGCTTCTTTAAACCATTTGACGCTAGTATCTGCTGGCACGAGCATAACAATGGCTTTACCTTTTTCATGCTCGATTCTAGCCTTTTGCACCCACGGCAATATTTTTGAATATGGCGGATTACACCAGTTAGATTTGAACCAATCGCACACAGGATCTAATGCGTTTCCAGCTTCATCAAAATACATTTTACAAAGTCTGTTTTCGCTACTTGCTGCAACATCACAAGTAAAATTAAACTCTTTGTTTAGTTGCTCAAACAGCTTTGGCGGCGTTTGCCATAAATCCCTAATCGACTCGGGCGTATTGCTTTTGTGTTCAGTGCTCATTTACCTAACCCCGTTAAAATATCATTTACGATTACTGTTGTTTCTGTAAATGCAAGATTGCAATCTTTAAGCCTTACATAGCCACTATCTATTCCCGCTAGATTCCCTGTATAACAAACTAGGTCTGCCAAACTCATTGAGCTTTCAAATGGCACAGCAACCTCAATATTTCCGCTTTGTAGCTTGTCGCAATAATCTGCTTGTTGTTTATTCACTTTTCAAGCTCCATTATATTGGGGCCAACCTTGTCAGCTAAATCTCTCAACCTCTCAATCTCTCTAGTTAACGCCATTTCAACACTTCCAAGATGATGCTTTTCCTTCATCATATCTGCTTTGTATGCTGCTATCTCGTTGGCTCTACGCTTTAAAATTACTGAAACAGCACCTTCTTCGGTTTTTGTTAAATTACTCATTTCACTCTCCTATTTTTTATAAACTCTAACCCTTAAACTGATAGGATTCGACTGTGTTTGTTTATGATAATAAAATCACCATTAGCAAGCTCGGCAACTTCCCTATCTTGGCTTACCCAGTTGTTAACCTGCTGCTCTGTTGTATTCCACTGCTTAGCTAGTGCGGCACGATTACCGCCTAGCTTTTTAATTAAATCAATTAACTTCATATTTACCACTTAACTCCAACCATTTTACAAACTCTAGCCATAACGTGCTCAACCTTTCCTTTGTTTTCGATGTAATAAGAGCAATTTTTGTTCTGTCTAACTATTTCAGCAAGATCCTCAATCACACCTTTAGCCTCTTCAATCTTTCCTGCATTTTTAAAAATCTGAGCCATACCTAATTGATCTTGGATAGCTTCTTTTAAGTTCATTTTAACTGACTTCATAATTTAACCTTAATTTGTTTCGTTGTTTGCTTAACTTCTGAAACCAATTATAAGGATTTAATTATATAAGTAAACGCTTATTTATATATCTTTTAGTTATATGCTTATAACTAATTTACATAATCAAGCATAACACCATTCTTAGCGTAGTAAGCTTGCATGTTATCCCTGTATTCATTGTGTTGCTTTGTATTGAATAAACTGCTAACCGGTAGCAATTCCATGTAATTAACTTGCTGCTCGTGATTCCATTTGTAAAAACCTAGCTTGTTAAGCGTCCATGATATTTTGTCTTTGTAATTTTCATCCTGTAGCAGTATTGGCAGTCCGAACATCAATTTACAAAAGTTACGTACTGACTCGGCGCTTTCCCCTTCCAGCTTTGATATGTGCGCGTACCATACGTAGACCTGTGAGTTAGCTGGTAGGCTTCTTTTGCCGCTCCAAGGCTTAGCGGTAACTTGTACCGCCTCGTTTTGACTAAGCATAACCTCAAGAGCTTCGATCAATGCTGGTTTATTGCTTGTGACTAGCTTGTATTTTTCAATCATAACAACTTCTCAAGCTTGCGAATTTCAGCATTAAAACCTTTGCGCATTTCTTCCAACTCCTGCCAAGTCCATTTCTTAATTCTAACTTGCTCTACGTGCGCAATAATCTCATCGGCTTTATCATCGCCAAACCTGTCTCGTAATCCCTGCAAGTAACCTCTAGTGGTTTTGTTGCCATTAATGTTTCCTGACAACCCCATATTGCAATAACGATTGCATTGTAAATGCGTGTTTTTTTCATCATATGCCAACTCTTTTTGTGAGCCTCTAGTTTTCAAATGACCGCAACACCAATCCATATTTGTTTTGCCGCAAGATATACATTCAGGTTCTAAACCTCTTTCTTTAAACCATAGCTTCTCCTGTAGCACCCGCATCCTGTTAAATGCTTTCTGTGTGGTATTGTGTTGCCACTTTAAGTCCTCCTTGTTGGATTGCCTTAACTTGCCTTTAATCTCTTTCCTGTCGGCCGCTATGGCGCTTTTAAATACCTCCTTGCGGTTTTGTTTGTCCTTTGTGTATTCAATTGCACATTTAGGCGAACAAGTTGATTGAAAGCTATTGATTGGCTCGTATAGCTTTTTGCATTGCTTGCAGCGTTTGCGTTTTGGCTTGTTCATTCTTCTACCCCTTGAGCGCCTAAGCGCCCTTAAATAAACAATTAAAAATATGCTCGATAGTATCGCATTGCCAACCGTTGCCTAGCATTTTGTATGCTTGAGTGTTACTTGACACCTTGAAGTAGCCATCTGGTACGCCGTGAAGCCTGCAAGATTCAACAACTGTTGGATATCTAACGCCACCCGAGTCCAAAACCCCAAAAAACCTTTGTGAGCTATATTTTTTATACATTGAAGCTTCGAGCATTTGAAACTTACCACTGGTTGTGTAAATCTTAAAATCCTTACCTTTTCTCTTTGCGTGATTTGTTAGCCAGTTAAATGCGGCTTTGCTGTAGTAAATACTCCCATCTTCAACACCCCACTCCCTAATATCGCCAAAGCATAAATCATTTATTTCTGGCTGCACAACATGCCAGTTACACCAGTAAAATCTATTCCTATCAACTGCGGTGTGGCTGCCCGACTCTATGTTAACTGGTTGCACAGAAAGCTTATCGCTAATTACATCTAGATGCTGCTTTTTCATTTTCACGTTTTCAAGCATGAATTTAACATCAGGATTAACTCTCTTAACGTGGTTGAGAATATCAACGTAAACAAAAAACAGTGCTGAACGCGGGTCGTCAAAAGCAAGCTGTTTACCTGCAAAGCTGAATCCCTGACATGGCGAGCCGCCGATTAACAAATCAATACTAGCCCAATCAATATCCCATTCTCGCCACTTAGTAACATCACCTAGTTGAACCGTATCAGACCAATTTGCTTGCGTTTCTTTAATTGCGAATTTGTCCAGTTCACTTGCATAGTATGCTTTCGGTGTTATTCCCATTTTGTCTAATGTGATTCTCCCGCACGACATCCCATCAAACAAACTTAATACTGTTAAATTATCTTTATTCATTACTCTACTCCTACCAATCTAATTTTATACCCATACCTTTCGGCATTTCTTTAGTTGCTTTATGCGCTACTGCTGCGCGTTCTGATTCTGTTAATTTGCCTTGCTGCGGTGTTACCCGTTTTGGTTTGTTGCCTTTTTCGTCTGGCTTCCAATTCTGCCAACCTATCGCTTTCAGTTGTGCGTATAGGTATTGATTCATTGCTCGACCTGCTACGTTTTCTTTTTTAACCTCATTAGGTTCTGCTTCGTATGCTTCCCTGTAAACCTGTTGCGCTATCGGTAAATGATGGCGCATGTCTAGGTGTTCTGAACAGTGATTCTCAAATTGTTTTTGTGCATCGTTTTTCATTAAAATTTCTTCCTTGGTATGAATCCGCCCACATCTTCCTCAACAGTCTCGGACCAGTCGCGACTTGATTCGTACATAGCGCCATTCTCAAAGCTTAAAATGTGCTCCCCAACTTCATCATCACGAACCTTGGCCTTAATCACTTTCACCAGTCCTTTGTTATTTGATTCTGGCTTATGAACCTCTTCACGATAAGGGAAAACAATAATATCAGCGTCTTGCTCAATTGAGCCTGAATCTCGCAAATCTGACGGTCTTGGTTCTCTCAGGGCTTTGTCTGCTTCACGGTTTAGCTGTGAGAGCAGCAGAATAGGCGTTTTAAGCTCTTTTGCTAGCAACTTCATCTGTCTGGTAGCCTCACCTACTGAAAGCGCTCTAGAATAAGCGTCAGGCATTTTCATCAATGTTAAGTAGTCAACAGTTATCAAAGCCAAGTCTGGGTGCTTTTCTTTGAACTCTCTGCACTTCTTTTGGAGTATTGGCATTGAAAGCGTTGGGTCATCATCAATAAATATTTGCTGCTTGTCTAAGTCATCAAGGCTTTTGGTTAATTGCGCCCATTGCAAATCAGTCAAATCCTCTTCGCCAACCTTTTTAAGTCTTCTTGTTGGTATCTTTGCAAATGCTGCAACCTCGCGCTCAAATAATTGGCCACCTTCCATCTCAAGCGAAAACATAAGCGTTTTTAATCCTTGCTGTGCAACATAGCGATTACAAAACAATGCTAAGGCAGTTTTACCCATACCAGGTTGACCACCAGCAACAACAAGAGCAACCTTTTCAACAATTACATTGAGACCAATATCAAGGTAGCTTCCTTGCGGGTTCTTTTGTCTTTCCTCGATAACATCAATGTAACCGGTAACAAACTCGCTAAACGGCTTTGGCTTGCTTTTAACTTCTGGAGCAAGTAATTGGCTTAGCTCGCTTAATGACTGGCTAACAGCTTCACGCTCAAACGGTTTACCACCCTGTATCATTCCTAAGATATTTTTTAACTCGTTAGCTGCAAGTTTGTCGTTGTGCATTGCTCGCACTTGCATAGCTGAATAAATTGGGTCGGATGTTGGCCCTGATTTTTGAGTTGCTTCAATTAAATCTGAATATCCAAGCTTTCCACTAGCAACGTCATCAACAGCAATAAGGCTAACAGTTGAACCAAATTGATCTAGCTGCTTAATCGTCTTGTAAACTTCAAGCGAAAACTTATCTTCAATCATATCCTCGGTGATTATATTTAAAGCTTCCCTAGTCTTTGGGCTTACACCTTTTAAAAGCGCTGTAGACAATACAGCCCATAAGTTATCAATAATCATCGTTGTATCGCTCCTGGTTTAAATATGTTGTTGCATGAAGTCTGTCAAAGCCGATAAATCTATCATTGCCACTTTCCAAGTCTTTTAGCCTAAACTCAACATCGCTAACAATGTGATTGGTTAGTTCTGTTACTGTTTCATCATCCATTTTCTTAATAACCTTTTTCCAAGATTTAAGAGCTGATGCTTTTGCAACTTTTTTGGGGTAATGCTTCCACCAATAGTCAAAGCTATCTTCTTCAAGTTTTGCGCGAGCAATCTTTGATTGATCTAAATTTGTATTATCTTTCTTTTTTAAAGATCTTTCTTTTGTAGTTGCGGGTTTTCCGTCAGTCGGGTTATCCGTATTACGGTTTTTCAGTAATGCGGTTGGGTGAACATACCAGTCATAACCGTTTAACTTGCCATTTTCAAG